GTCGCCGCGAGGTCCGCTATCTGCGTGTCTGTCAGCTGGCCTGTCACCTTGGATGCGGCTAGCCCAGCGATCTGCGCGTCCGAGATCGTGCCGGAAAGATCGGCGGTCGGGACGGTCGCGACGTACGAGGAGCCGTTCCACCGATAGAGCTTGCCGTCGGACGTGTTAAAGATGCTGTTGGTCAACTTGGTTCCGGGGACCGACGACACAACCGTGACCGGCTCAATACCAGACGCGAACTTCGCTGTGCTGATTTGCGCGTCCGCAATTTGAGCGGCGACGATCTGGCCGGTGAGGTCCGCAGCAGGAACCGCAGCGGTCCATGCGCTGCCGGTGTAGCGGTAGAGCTTGTTATCGGTGGTCAGGAACACCATCCGACCAGCAAAGAGATTCGTGGACGGCAGCGCCGCGACGATCTCGTAGCCGGTCTTGACCTTGCTGACAGAGAACACGCGGGTGTGAGTGACGCCGCCATAGACAGCTGAAAGCGTCAACGTCCCGCTGTCGCCGCTCATGGCGGTGACACGGTAATAGCCCTTCGCCTGTCCGCTAACCGGCGTGTTGGTCGCAGTATTGATCGTGCCGGTAAGCCCGCTCGCCGTTACCGACAGGGTTGCCGACGCTGTGACGTCGGTGACGCCCTCATACACCGCCAGTTGCCCGTCGATACCAGAAAACGACGGCACGCTGCCATCGGCGAAGGCGATCACCGTCGTGGCAGCCGCAGTGAGCGTTACCTCGACTGCGTTTGTTCCATTCGTTCCGTTGGTGCCGTTTGTCCCGTTCGCGCCATTATTTCCTGCCCGCGCCTTGGCGACGGTGAACTCCTTGGTGATGGACTGCCCGTTGTAGGCCGCTGTGATCGCCAGAGTGGCGTTGTCGGCGCTTGCCGCGGTCACGCGGTAGTAGCCCTTGGGCTGCCCGCTCACGGGCGTATTGGCGGCGGTGTTGACCGTACCGGTGCAGTTCGTGGCGGTCGCCGAGAGCGTGGCGCTCGCGGTAACGTCCGTGTTGCCGTCGAACACCGTAAGCGTGCCAACCGCTGTGGTGAAAGACGCCACAGTTCCAACAGCATCAGCAGCCAGCGAAACGGCGTCGTTAGTCAAGTTCAGCGCCAGCACGCGGTTGAGCGCCGTGGCGCTTACCCCAGATGAAAACGCACCCTTGTTGCCGGTGGTGTCGACCGATTTGAGCCAGAAGTACCGGACACCATTAGCGCTCTCAAGCCCGAGCCGGTCGTAGGTAGTCGCCGTGACCTTGGCAAACACCGTCGCCGTCGCCGAGTTGTTGACGGTGTTTTCGTATATCTCGGTTTCCCAGAGATCGTTGTTGGTCGGGTTGTCCCACGCCAGCCGGATGCCGCCGGGAATCGCCGTCGCGGTGACGTTGGTCGCCACGCCGGAGAAGTTCGTCTTGCCCACCACGGTGTGTTCCACCGTCGTCGACCATGTACCAGCGGCCCCCGACTCAGCGATGCCGCGGCTGCGGAGTTGGTAGATATCGCCGACGACAACGCGGTCGATGTACCCGAACGGGTTCGCCCGTTCCAGCGACAGTACTTCCCAAAACTCCGTGTTCTTGATCCGGTGCTGCACCTCAAAGCGATCAATTCGCTCTTGCTGGGTGCTTTCCGGCTGCTGTACGCCCACGAAGATGCGGTAGTTCAGCGAGCCGTCGGCGTTCACGATCACCACCGAATCATCGGACCGCACGGTGCTGATGTAGACCGGAGGAACCTCGCCAGAGCCGGGAGAGCTCGTGGTCGTGAGAAACGAGTTAAATGCCGGGATGGCTGCGGTGTCGGCGGTGTACACGCCGTCCTGTGCATCGACAAGCGTTACCGTGACGTTGAAGTCCTCGGCAGGCTCAATCTTTCGCACAAGCATCGGCGCAGTGACCGAGGCCGAGGTGCCAAACATCACGAGGTCACCAACCGCTGGCGAGTTTGCCGCAGTTGTTGGCGTCGTAATAGTCAGGACCGAGACATAGCCTGTGCCGGGGTTGTTGACCGCCTGCAGCTTGGTGGTGCCGTCGGACTTGCGGGTCCGCAGCACATACGATGTGCCGGTTTCGAAGTACACATCGTCGTCGAGCGTCACCGTGGTGATGTTGCTGCCGCTGGTCGTGACCGACTTAACGCGAGTCGCCATGATGCCAATGCCGATGGCGTCGTGCGAGAACATGACGAGGTCGCCAATCGTGCAGCGCAGCGCTTCGATGTCCATCTGCACCGTGTGCTGCTCGGGCCGCAGTTTTGCCACAGCCATGTGATACCGCGCCTCGCGGTACGCCTGTGTTGGCGACGTACACCCGATAAGCTCTAGCGTCTCAAACTTGGTGGCGTTTGCGGCGTTGTAGCCGTCGTCGTACACCACGCGCTCGTCCGTCTGATAACCGTTGTTCTTGTTGATGAACAGCACGCGCAGGGCGTGCGGGTACTCAAGGAATATCTTGGAGCCGCTGTACCCGGACGAGTTGCGCGGCGTGATGTGCTGAATCGGAACCGTCTGCTGGATGTCTCGCACCACCGAGTGCTTGCCGTCGCGCATCGTGTAGAGCGCACGGGCGTTGCCAGCGATGGTTTTGAGCGCCTCAATAATTGAGCCACCCTCAAGGACGCCGTCGAAGGTCCAGCGTTGCTCGTTGACCCCCGCTGGTGCAGCAGCTGCACAAGCTGCAGCCCAGTTCGATATTGCGGTCAGGTCAATACGCGAGTCCGCAATGTACGTCTCGCCGCCACGACGCCGCAGGATATCTGCGAACGCCCATGCGGGGTTCGACGTCTTGGTGAAGGTCCATGTGCCGCCGCTGTAGACGGGGAGGTAGGACTCGGCGTCGCAGTTGATCGTCTGCGGAACGCCATTCAACTGGTTGGACGCTTTGATACGAAGCGCGATCAGCGAGACATTCTTTTGATTGACCGGATAGTCGGCCTTGATCGTGCGAAGCGCCGTCCACCACGCAAGGTCGACGTACTTGCTGCCGCCGTTAGCTGTCGTACGGCGCACCCGGACTTGATACTGACCAGCCGATTCCAACACCACACGACCGCTACGACGAATCGCGGTGCTGCTTGACCCCTTAACGGTGATCTGTCCCGCGGTGCCAAAGCCCGTGTCTGCGCTATTCGCCCACACGGCGTTGGTCCAGTTGCTGGTCCCGACTGGCGCGTACTGCACCGAAAACGTGACCGTTGCTTCCTTCTGGTTTCCCTTGTTATCAAAACGGAACAGACCCTGCGGGAACGTAACATCGACGGAGAACTCGACCGCATTGGTAGCGGTCGTGCGATAGCCGTAGTCGTTGGTCGAGGTAACGGTTCCCGGGTCGACGGGATTGTACGTGTCCAGTTCGCCGTCGTAGCGGTAGTAGTCGCCGTAGTATCCGTAGCCACCGGGGTAGTATCCGGTGGTCTGGTACGGCTCCAAGCGAATCGTGAAGCTGTCCTCCGTAACCGTTTTTGTGAACAGCGTCAGCGGCAGGTCGGTTGACCAGCCTTCGCGCACCTCGTACTGCACGCCCTCGTACGCCGTGATGGGCGTTTCGCCGATGCGAAGGTTGCTGATCTCTAGCGGCCCCCAGCCGACGACCAGCGCCATGCGAAGGTACTCGTCGTCGCCCTGAATCTCGGAGTAGGGGCGGGCAGCCAGCATCGGATAGACGCGGCGCTTGCCAAAGACTCGCGGGATGTTTCCGTACGGCGCGAAAGCGTTAGACGATCCGGTGAGGCGGTCCTTCTCGTCCTGCCGGTTGTTCTTCAGCCCCGGAGGCGGCACTAGCGCGTTGAGCGCAAGCATACCAACCGCCGAGATACCTGCCGCGACCAATACCGTGTGAAGCTGTGCGCCAAGCTTCATACCAGCTATGGCTGCGCCATAACCGCCGGTGCCTGCAACTACAGGCGCAACGTGGAAGGCGACAACCGTGATGACGATCATCGCAATAGCGCGGAAGATGTCCTTGCCGCTCTTTTGCGGTACGACGCGGATGTACACGTGCGATCCGACTGCCGGAACCGTGGTGGCCCACTGGTCCGGAAGAATCTCGACGTCGTTGATCCACACGCGAACGTATGGCGTAACCGCTGGGGGCAGTTTGCAGGCCGTGACTAGCTCGCCGATGGTTTGCCCATGCAAACCCTGCATAAGCGCAACCGTCGAGGCAAACGGCTGATCGTGAACTACGACAGGAAAGTTCAGTCCGAGGACTGGAGTGGTTTCGTCGCTCATGCGCCTGCGTACCTGTAGAAGCCGGTGATGCGCTTTTCCCAGAGCATCGACCGGTAGTTTTCAATGACGGAATCGGCTTGTTCGTGCGTGTGTATCATCCACCCGGGCGCTAGTACCAGAGCGCAATGGAACGGATGACCGCGCATCCGAATCAGGATGCCGTCGCCGAGCTTTTCCTCTCCCGGTGTCACGGACGAGAAGTCGCTCGCATACCTGACGGCGTCCGTTCCAATGACCTCTGGCTTCTGCCCTTTGAACCAGTCCACGCCCTCGTAGGGCTTCCAGAGCGACCCAAGCCGCTCTCGCTGAATCATCTGAATCAGCCCCCAACAGTCGCACCCAAGACGGTCGCGCCCGTGTGTCTTGTACGGGATGCCGATGTACTCGGCAGCCCAGTCGGGAAGCGTCCGGTCCATCAAAACAGCCCCGGGAAACGACTCGGAGTCATGGTAAGTGTGATTGGCTCGGTCCACAGCGATTCGAAGTGCAGTTCGCCTTCGATTTGCGTCGCGTCGTACGTCACGTTCCGAACGGTCAGCCCTTCAAAGCTGATCTCTACGGTGTCCGGGGCGCTCGCAAGAATGACCTCAATCTTCACGCTTGGCGGCGATGTCAGTCCGCGAATAGCCGTGATGGCTGTCCGCTCGACGTTGTCAAAGCGCAGCATTGCCTTGGTGATACCGTCCGGGTCTTCACCGGGGAGGACGATGTCAAACGGGAACGCCTGATAGATGTTCCCGCGGCTCGTGATGTCCTCGTTGTTGTTGACCACGCGAATCGGCGTCGCCATAGAGGCGTGGCTGATCGTCAGCAGTACCAGCCAGACCTCGCCGGTCTCCTGCGCGTGAATCGACGCGAGCGCGGTAGAGGAAAGAGTGCGGGCCATTAGACAAGTTCCAAGCTGAAGCCGACGACGTTCGCAGCACCGCTGCCGGTCGATTGTATTGTCGGAGCGGGGTTCCGAAATCGCAGGGTGGCTGCGGCACGCGTTCTCGGATGCACCCAGTCAAACGGGATCGAGCCTCCCTTGCAGTCGTTCTGCCAGAAGCTCTCAAAGGTTGTCGTCTGCGCGGGCGTCATCATCAGCTGAATGGAGAAGGTCCGCAGCGACTTGGTGAACCGGCGACGAATCTTCGCGGGACCGGTGTCCATCTGGCTCTCAATCGTCTGGTCTTGGATGCGCTCGCTAAACGCGCCCTCCATGACAAATTGAGGCAGGGTGTTTGGGTATGTGGGATTGGGCATTACAACCTCGCCAAAGTCCGTGTGTTGCCGTAGCTGCCCGACATCTCGCGGTCAAGGTCGCCGCTACGAATCTGCCGACGCATCTCATCGCGGATGAGAACCGACAGCACGCGCTTGCCGTTCGGCCCGCGGCTCTCGCTGGTCTGCACCCGCTCTGAGTTGGCGTTCGACCGCATATCGTTGATCACGACGCTGACACCGGAGTCGTTGCCGCCGCCGCCGCTGGCGTACACGCCAAGGCGACCAGTCGAGTCGCGCTTGAGCGGCATGATGGCTTCTGGCCCTGCCTCGCCCATAAGACCGATGCCGTTGGCAAAGGCGAACGTCATCGGGCGGTTCACGACCTGATTGGTGAACGCGCCGCCATACGCGAAGTTGTGGTTCATTCCGTCAAAGTACGCACCGCGAGCCGCTGGTGTGCCGCCGCTAAATCCAGAGGGGCCACCTCCCATCGGTGCGCCAACAGGACCGCTGAAAAGCCCCACAAGCCACTTGGCAAGGCCAGTCGCCATCTGCTGCGCCAGCACCTCAAACGGGCGAATGGCGATGTCGTAGATCATCTGGGAGCTAATCCGCTTGATGATGTCGCCAAAGCCCTTGAGGAATATGTCTCCGCCCTTTCGGACGCCGTCGGTAAATATCGTCTCGAACGAGTTCTTGAACACGCCCTCAAACTGGCGCACGCCATCCTGCAGGGAGTTGAATATGCTCTTCACCCCAGCCTGACGGTTACGCTGGGCGACCGCAGACCGCTCCAGTTCCTCGGTGCGGCGCACCTCCGTGTCAAAGCGTGCGTCGCCAGCCTCGTAGCCTTGCGACCACAGTTCCATCTGCTTGGCGAGGATGGCGTTCTGCACCTGCAGCTCGTCCGAGGTCAGGCCAATCAGCCGGTCCTGCTCCTGCAGTTGACGGAGGCGCAGGTCGTACTGACGGTTCGCTTGCGCGAGCGCCTGTGTTTCGTCGTCTGTTATCGCCTGTCGACGGAAGTTGGAGTATTTCTCAAACTCCTCCGGCGTGCCGGTAAACGAGAGTCGCTCCCTTTTAAGCGACTGCTCAAGCTGCATGGCACGACGATCCTGCTGGTCAACGACCCCGGCAAGTTCAGAGCTAAACCCCGCGTCCATCTCGGCGTTGAAAAGTTTCTGCGCCGATGCCGCCTTGTTGGTGGCGTCTGCTGCCGCCTGCTGCGCCGCCCTGTACTTGTCGAGATACGCGAGCACGTCCGGACGCTTGGCGAACTCGCCAAACTTCGCCGCTTCCTCGTTGTACTTGCGCTGGACCTCTGCGGCAGTCGCCGTGGCGCGGTCTGCGCCAATAGTCCCGATCCCGGCAAGGGTATCGGCGGTCTTCCGGTTGACCCCAGCCAAGCCAGCCGTTGACGACGCCAGATCATCCCGAAGTATCTGCGTGATGTAGGAGCCGAGCGACGATGCAGCGTTGCGAGCGTTGTCAGCACGCTGCGCGGCAATCGCCTGCAGGACATACGCAGCCCCGCCATCGCCGCCCATGCTGATTGCTCGCTGGCGGTCGCCAGCGCCCTGACGCAGCTTCATCAGTTCCGTCTGTACGTTGTCCGAGCGCTGCTGTGCGATGACCAGCCGGTCCTGCGCGTTGGTCAGGTCGTACGGCAGGTTGTCGAGCGGCAGTCCAAGCGCCTTGCGCTGGTCGATAATGCCTGTCAGCTTCGTGATTGCGTCCTTGAGTTCTTTGACGGTCAGGTTGGCGGTGCGCTGATCCTCGGCGAACGTCTTAAGTTCGCCGGTACGTGACATCAGCGAGGCAATCGGGCCGAGGTCTGATGCCTCCTTCTGTTTGCGCTCGGTTTCCCTGTTGTCCGCAGCCGCCTTTTCAATCTCCTCAACGAGGCGATCCCGGGCGGCTTCAAGCTGATTAATGTTGCCGGGAACCATTTCGGGGGCAGGCATACCAGCACCGCCGCTGCTCAACAGCATTCCACGGGTGAACGCGTTCTGTGAGTTGAATTCGCGGGCGTATTCGATCCGCTTGTTGAGGTCTTCAAGCTGCTCCTGTAGCGTTGGGTCTTTCAGGGCGTCGCGGAATCCCTCAAGGAACTGCAGCCCGAGTCCCTTCACACTCTGAACAAATCCGGACGAGTCCCACATCCTGCCAAGGTCCGTCAGCACGGCACTGTACGAGTCGGCAATTCTCTGATTCGCTCGCTCCACCGTTTCAGGAATATCCTTGAACTGCTTCTCGGTTTCCTCTTTTGCCCGAAGCATCGCTTGCGCGATCTTGATAGACGTGAGTTCACCCTCGGAACCCATGCGGCGCAGATCGCCGATGGTGATGCCGATGGTTCCGTCAAGCTTCTCAAAGTTGTCGGCAACCGCCTTCGCGAGTGCGGGAAAGTTCTCCATGATGGAGCGCAACTCGTCGCCTTGCAGACGACCGGACGCAAGCGCTTGTCCAAACTGGATCATGCCCGACTGCATCTCGCCAGCCGACGCACCGGAAACCACGCCCAGCTTCTGGACGGTTTCCACCATCTGGAGCATTTCCTTGGTGGTCAGGCCGATAGCTGCGTTGTTTCTGGCAATACGACCAAACGCTTCCGAGGAGGCGTCGAAGCTCAAGCCCGTCTTGATGGCGCTTTCGCGGAGCAGGTCCAGAACCTCCCGCGCCTGCGTGATGCTGCCAAGAGCGCTCTTGAGCTTGCCCTCCATGCTGGCTTGGCGATCCTGATAGACGGCAAGCGCCTCGGCGGCTTTGAAGTAGCCGAACCCGAGCGCTCCCACGGC